GATTGTCGCCCCGACTGGTATCTCGAAGTTGTCGCATACACCAAGCTCGTTCGCGGCGATGTTCTCGCACGGGACGGACGTATTCAGTCCGCCGGAGAAGTCCGTCTGGTAGACGATCTGTGCGTTCTTGAGCTTACTGCTGATCCGCATGTGTCGTCGCCCCCATCGAACGCGCCTGCTGCGACGTTCCGGTAAACGCCGTTCGGCTTCCCAGAATCGCATTCGTGTGGTTGGCGTCCGCCGCACTTTCGAACCCGTTCCTGTCAAGGCAGATCTCAACGCACTTGTGGATGACGATCTCGATCGCCGCGTCCGTCAGCGGAAGCGTCGTTCCGGTCGCAGACACCCGCGCGGGCCAGATCCAGTACTCCTCCGTGAGACTCGTCATTCCGGAGGGCAGGACGAAATTTCCCCCGCTCGTCGTGACGGGAACCTCGCCGACCCAGCCGTAGAAATCGGCCGGAACAGCGACGGCCGGAGACGCCGTCACGGTCAGCGTCTTCTTCATCGTCGGATCCCGGTTCTCGATCAGTTTCGCCGCGACGATCGCCTGCGCATCCGAATAGTATTGAAGCAACTCCGCATCCTGGAACACGAGGCTCCCCGGATCGCGTATCCTGTTCCGTATTCTCAGCAGCGCATCGGACGCGAGCATGCCCTCACCCCATTCTCAGCTCTCATCGTCGGAATCCTCGTCGTTGTCGCTCTCAATCAACAGCTTCCCCTGAATGTACGCGGCCGCGAGCGTTTCCATCGTGGAAACGTCCCCTCTGACCGCCGCTGCCGAAACCCGCGCGAGCGGAACGAGATACCCCGCCGGAAGGTCGATATCGTCGCTTCCGGACGCTACCGCCGCGTGTCGCCCGAAATAGACCATCGTCGCGGACGCTTCGCCGGACGTCACATCCAGTCCGGAAATCGCGTATTCGCCCTCTCCCGGCGCCGACTGAAACACACGGAACAGCTCCGCGCCGGCCGTGGAATACACCCGTTCCACCTTCAGATAATCCGCCGGCAGGCTCGCCGTCCCATCCGTGAACGTCAGCGTCGCCGTACTCCGGAACAACGTCCCCTTGACGGATGCGTTGATATCCGCGAACAGCGACAGGGCGTCGTTGATCCCCTCGACGATCTCCCAATCCGACAGCGCCGTCTTCGTCAGGTCGCGAAGGTACAGGCGCACCTTCCGAACGACATCGGCAACCTTCATTTCCGCTCACCTCACCACGGACCGGAGCCCGTCACGAGCCTCGGCGTCGCTCCCCGGAAATACTCGTTCAGCGTGTTCCCGTGCCCGAGAAGTCCCGGTTCGACGTCGGAAACCGTCTGCGTCCGTCGCAAAAGCAACGCCACCGTCCATTCGACCACGACCCCGTCCAGCATCGACGGGAAAGGCAAATCGTCATCCCTCGCGTCGAGCGGCGCGAACCCCGGAACGAAGCACACCGTCACATCCACCCCGGCGTTCTGCGCCGGAACGAGCGTCAGCGTATCGTTGACGACCCGGTATCGTCGCCGCGTCGTATCGATGGAATCCTCCAGCAACCGACCTTCCCGCACCGGAGTGATGTATCGTCCTTCCGAATGGTCGTACACCGAGAGGACTACAGGCGCCCCGTTTTCAAAGTCAACGGAATCTCCTGTTGCTTCCGAGTACCGCTGCGTCCGCTGCAACACCGGCGACCGGAGGCGGACTCCGTAGTTCCAGATCCCCGCCAATGCCTTGTTTAGAAACGCCAGGAGGTCCGTCTCGCCCGGAGTCGCCGCGTGGACGTCCCCCAGACGTCGTTTGATCTCCTGCAAAATACTCCGGGCTGTAGACATTCTCTATTCCTCCGGTCCGACGCCTGTGGATTCCGCCTTCAGAATGGCGTCCACGATAACCGCCTTGTTCATCCGCGGCGTGACATTGATCCCGAGTCCCTCGGCATGTGATTTCAGCACATCGCGTTGCTCGGATTCAAGTTCTTCGCGTCGGATTTCAAGCACATGGTCGATTTCATGTTCTGCGCTTTCCGGTTCCGGCTCCTGCATTGATCCGACGATATCCTCCGGCGATGCGACTTCCGGGGTCGCCTCAAGGCTTCGCGGTGCGTCGAGATGTACCGTCTTGACGCCGAACGGCTGGAGAATCGTCGCCTTTGCGGACGGGAATGCTCCAAGCGCTTTGATATTGATCGCGAAACGATCGATGTACTTCACGCCGACAACTCGCCGGAATCCGTTTTCCATCGCCACCTGTTCGTCCGGAATCTGCGCGTCCATCAACACCTTCAGTTCTCTTCCGGAAATCCTGATGCGCGTTCGCGTCGGATACGATGAAAGTTTGCCGTTTATTCCGACAACGAACGTCTTCGCCTCGGGCGAAAGCTGATCCGTCACCGAAACCTCATAGAACATGTTGTCCTTGTACATATCGTTCATGGTCCCCTGCACCCCGTATCCCATCGTTGCCCTCCGTCCTGCAAAAAAAGGGGGAGAGGCGTGTTCCGCCTCTCCCCTTCGATGGATCGCTTTGTCTCCTGCGCGTGTTATTCCTGGATCGTCGCCACGAACGTCGCGTCCGCTACGGCCCACCCGTTGACGCCGGTTCCTGCGGTCACGGGGTCGGACACTGTAAGCGTCGCCGTCTTCCCTGCCGTCCACGCACCCTTCCCAAGCGTTACAGCTACCGTGAGGACTCCGTTGGTCATGGCGTGCTCACCGGCCGCCGGGGAGATCGTCGCGCTGAAATTGTCGTCGTTGTCGGCGATCGCCAGCAACACTTTGCCGTTGTACCCGGTATAAACATTGCCGCTGCCGTCGACGAGCGACACCGTAACTGTATAGGTCATCGCGTTCGCGGTCACCTGCGCCACGGTCGGAGATGCCGTCGCGGGAGACACCGAAAATGCGTAATTCCCGCTCTGCACCTTTCCGATAAGCGCAGTATTCGCAGTGATGCGTGCGCCCAAGGCAGTCTCCTTGCTCGCAACGGAACTCGTCAACGCCGCAACCGCGGCATCGACGCGATGCTCCAGGTTCGCCAGCTCGAACTTATAAAGGTCCACTGCGACCCCCTCCCCTTACTACGAGTCGGCGGTGATGGTCGCAACGAAGGTCTTGTTCGCAACCACCCATCCGCAAATCCCCGTTCCTGCGGTCGCCGGATCGGAAACGGTCAATGTGGCGGTCTTGGTAGCCGTCCATACAGCCTTCTGGAGCGTGACCTTCACGGTCAGGACTCCGTTCGTCATAACATGCTCCCCCGCCGCCGGGTCGATAGCTGCCACCCCGGTATCGTCATTGTCCGCGATCGCCAACAGGACTTCGCCGTTGTACCAGCTGTGCAACTCACCCGCCGCCGTGACGAGTCTGATAGTGATGTTATACTCCACGTCGCCGGCTGTGCATTCACTGACGAGCGGCGTTGCAGTAGACTGCGAGAGCGAGAACTCCATATCCCCGCTCATCGCCTTCGCCAACATCTTGAAATTCTCGTTCGTTGTTTCGTGCGAAAGCGTTCGGAACTCCATCAAGCAGCCCTCCCTACGCGCTGACGGCGCACTCGTACCGGACGATCCATGCGTCGTTCAGAATCTTGCCGACCCACATCGATTTCCATCCGATTGACCCGCGCTGATTCAGCGGGTCGCTCGTATCGTACCTGTCGTTCTCGCCGTGGACCTTGATGATGACCCCGTGGTTCGAGCCGCTCAACGGGATTTCGCCATATGCGTCTTCGGCGAAAACGAGCATCGGGTACACGTCAGCCTTGCTCGCGGTGTTCTTGATCGTATCCGCCACGTCGCCGCCGCCGCCCTCGTAGCACATAGCCTGTGTGGTTTCGATGAACCGGATGCCTCTGTAGGAACCGATCTCGCCGTCCATGACGCTCACGGAACTCGGGTAGTTCTCGACCGGGACGAACCCCGTCAGCGCCTCGACATCGCCGGTCTGGTACGGATGGATGATCGCAATGTATCCGGCGCGAATCGGCGCGGTGTTGTAGTTCGCGGTCGGGTTGACCTGCTTCGTGATCTTCCGGGCGTTCGCAAGTTTCAGCGTCCGGATGATAATGTCGAGATCCGACGTGCTGACCTTCGCAACGACGTTCGTCCGACCGCTGACATCGTTCGCGTAGACGACGTTTGAACCGGAAAGCAGGTCGTTGCGCATCAGGATATCGTGCGTCTCGCCCTCCTGTTCCCCGAGCTGCTCCGACGCCTCCGTAAGAAACGGATCGATCGAGGTCATCAATACCTGATCGGTTACGGGAATCCAATCGCCGTATTGCTGAATAGTGGCCCGTATCTCCACATAATCCATCTTGTTTCCGACCGGAGTCACTCCTTCGGCAAGCGGCGTCGTAGCCGGCGCGAGCGTCCCCCACCTCTTGAACAGGACGGTCTTGCCCTTGTTACGCGGCAATGTTCTTTTCTGCCCCCACTTCCGGAATGTGATCAGCGGAACGGCCTTCCGAAGCGCCACCCTGTCGTAGAAGTCCCGAATCTCGGTCGGGAAATTTGCAGTCGTCTGTCCTTCAATCGCCATTAGAACCCCTCCTTAAAACCCTTTGAGTTTTTGCCGTTCGGCGAATGCGCCGAACTCCGCGTCGGACATCCCCTTGAAATCGGGGAGCCCTCCGCCGCCGCTGCCACTGGTCGCTCCGGGACGCTCCGAAAACGGAACGGGCTTCTTTTCCTTCAGCGTCGTGCGGCCGTTTCCCGGAGTCGTCGGAGGCGTTTTTTCCTGCTGCTGCATCGTCGCGCTGTTCACCCCCCCGAAGGCCGGAGCCCCGAAATACCCTTCCCGTCCCTGGAGACGGGAAACCGTGTCGTAGACGACCATAAACGCCGACGGATCGTTGTCGATCGCGGCGAGCAGGCTCTGTGGAATCGACGGCCCCATCAACACTTCGAGCACCTCGTCCTTGTGCGGATCCTGCTGGACATGCTCCACGACGCTCCTCTGAAACTCCCCGAGCCGCGCCTGGCGCGTCGTTCGTTCCTGCGTTTCGAGCGTCTCCCGGATGCGGCGGTCTACCAGCCGCTTCTGGCGATCCTCCAACCAGTCCGCCTTGCGCTTCTCGAAGGCGTCGAAGCTCTCGTCGTCGCCTTGCGTCGGCTCCGGAAGCTCCTCTTCCGCCTTAGGCTCCTGCGTGGGGACATCGCCCCGCTGCTGCGCGGCGATTATCTCGCCGACCTTTCGCGCCAATTCGGGATCGCGCTCCATCGCCCCGATAATCGGAATGAAGGGCGCCAGCCGACGGCGCATAACCTCCGACTGCACCCCCGCGGCCGCCATGCGCTCGTAATCGGACTCGGTCGGAATGGGAATCTCCCGCCCTCCGATCTTCAACTTTTTGAACGGAGCCTGCTCCTGCGGCGGTTGTTTCTCCGGTTCCGTTTTCCCTTCTCCGGAGGGCGCTTCCTCTCCTCCGGCCGTACCCCCATCACCTCCCCGATCGTCTTCGTCGCTCGCATTATTTTCGTCCGGATCGTACGATCCGCCGCCGAGCAACGGACTCTTCCGGTCGAACTCCTCGTTCCGGATCTCGTCCGGATCGCGTTTCGTGTCGGTCTGAGTCTGCTGCGTTCCTTCCGCGGGAGCCGCGTCGCCGCTTTCGGCCGCAGCTTCCGCCCCGAAAAACTGAAGGTTGAATTCTTCCGTCATTGTTCCGTCCTCTCCTTCTGCGCCTTCGTCCACAGAAGCATCGCCTGCGCCCCGCGGATCAGTCCCACCACATCCATAATCGCGTCCCCGTCGCCGTGCCGAAGCCCGTAGATCTGCGCGTGCATTTCCCGCTGATACGCCTCTTCGACCTTAGACAGCGCCTCCATATCGATCCGCGCGAGGTACGGAGCCAGCTCCGCGTTGCGCTCCCGCGTGCGGGTCAAGTAATCCTGTAACCGTTGGTCCTCCGGACCGCTCCCGTTGCCCTGGGATTTCTTCGTTTCCATGAGCACTCGCCCCTTCCTGTCCCGCACTCGCCCCGACGATCGCGGCGAGCACCTGATAGATCTGCTGCAACAGTTGCGCTATGTCGGGAATCGGCGGAACGACGCCCTGTTGTACGGCCTGCCCCATCTGTGCGATCTGCGCCATAACCGCCTTCATCGCTTGTGTCTCCTGCGGATCCGACAGGTATTGGCCCCAGTCCTTCCAGCCCCAGATCTCCATGATCTTCTGCACGGCGTAATAGATGTTCTCCGGCCTCATCACGCCGATCGCCATCAGAAGCTTGGCCTGCTGGAGGATCGAAAGAATCTGCTGGACTTCCGTCTCTTCCTTCCCCGTCGCGCCGCCGATGTCGACCGACACGTCGAAATTCCCCGCGAGATCGTCCGGGCTGATCTCCAGCGGCGAATTGAAAATCCTGACGACCATCGTCTGGTCGATGAACTGCTGGTTCAGCTCCAGCATCATCTTGTACAAACGCCGGATGCTCTCGGCGATAATCCGGGCAATCAGATCGATACGTTGAGCCGACGCCCCCATAATTGCAGAAATCCCGGTCGCCGTATGGTTTAGCGTCCTGGCGTCGAGCCCCTGGTTGTACCGCGTGACTCCAGAGCGTTGTTCCAAAGCCCCCTGCACAAACTCCATCATCTGGAGCGGCGCGCTTCCGAGCGGCGGGGGCGTGATCTGTCTGATCCCCTTCCCGAGCATGTTTGTGAATATCACGCCGCCCGGCCTTGGATGGAGCAGCCCGTAAAGATCGACGCCTGCGCTTTCGTCGACCTCCCACATCTGATTGTTCTGGAATGAGAGATTATCGAGGCTTTGCCGCCAGATCGCCGTTTTGACCATCTGGAACTCCCCGACCAGTTCGGCGATGCCGATTCCGTGGAACCGGAACAGGTCGAGAATCGGGCGAAGCTCGACGAACGGAGGCAGTCCGTGCGCGTAGGGATTGCGTTCCAGCCGAAGAATGACGTCCGCCGCCATCGTCACGACATACGGCTCCGCGATCCCGTCGCCCTTCGTGTCCAAAAGTCCCCACCATTCCCAGACATCGACCTTCCGCCGGGCGACCTGCTTCTGCTCGCGCCCCTCTCCGGACGAGGACAGCGTCATGTCGCCCGCCGTCGCGTACCGGGAGGATTCCTCCGACGAATCCCGGGGGGATGCAGACGCCCGCACGACGTCGTCGACGCCTCCGTAGATCCCTTCTCGTTCCTTCTTCCGAAGGTAC